CGTCTTTGGTTAAACTAAAAAGCTCTTTAAAAATCTCGTTAAAGTCCATAATTTCCTTTAGAATTAGACTTATACTATCAGAAACTTGGAGATAATCATGCCTTTAGATAAGTCTGGCTCAGTCCAATCAGTAGGTAAAAACATCAAAGCTGAAATGAAGGCCGGAAAGCCTAAAAAACAGGCAGTCGCAATCGCTCTCAATGTAGAACGGGACAATGCTAAAGGCGCAAGAAAAGCCACACTAGAAGAAGCGTATGGTCGTTTCTTAGGTAAAAGGGATGCAGAATGAAAGACGGACTCTATGCCAATATTCACCGAAAAAGGGCTAGGATAGCTGCTGGTTCAGGCGAAAAGATGGCAAAAGCAGGTGCAGAAGGTAGACCAAGCGCCAAAGACTTTAAAGAAGCCGCTAAGACAGCAAAACCAAGCCGCAAAGAAATGATTGCTTCTAAGATGAAGGATATGTAATGAAACACATGAGCCGAACATATAAAAAGGAAGATGCTATGTTACGACCAGAACATGAGTCTACCTTAGAGAAACAGGTAAAAGAGCGTATGAAACCTAAACCACAAGAACTAGCAGTAGGTGGTAAGGGTGATATCCTTAATAGAAAGACCAATGAACGCATGAAGCGTAAGGCTGCATTATTGACAGCTATGAACAAGATACATGACCCTGACATTGCTTAAAAAGTAGTGTAGAATAAAAGCCTTATAAATCAATTACTTGAGATTATATGACTTCTAAAGTAGAAAAAACTAGAGAAAAGACAGGTGGAAGGGCTAAAGGAGTGCCTAATAAGGTCACTCAAGAGGCTCGTGAGGCTGTAAAAGCATTGCTTGATGCCAACCTACCTTATTTGCAAACGTGGCTCTATAACACCGCAGAAGGTCTTAAAGACGATGAGACTGGAAAGTACATTGTGCTTCCTAATCCTGGCAAGGCTTGTGACATTGTTCAGAACATGGTGGAGTATGCAGTTCCTAAATTGGCAAGGACTGAAGTCGTTGGAGATGAGAAATCCCCTGTACGCATGGTGGTATCTTGGAAGAAATAGTAGAAGTAGAACTAGACTATCAACCAAGGGATGTATTCCTACCATTCCATGAAAGAACAGAACGCTGGTCAGTTATCGTAGCCCATAGACGCTGCGGCAAGACAGTAGCTTGTATTAATGACCTAATCTACAAAGCAATCACAGAAGGCAAAGAAGATGGCAGATATGCCTATATTGCCCCTTATTACTCACAAGCTAAAACTATTGCGTGGGACTACCTTTTAAAGTTCTCTCAGCCTGTACTTACCAAAGCCAATCAATCTGAACTATGGGTAGAGCTAGTCAATGGGGCTAGGATTAGGTTATTTGGTGCTGATACAGGTGAAAATTTGCGTGGTTTGTACCTTGATGGCGTAGTTCTTGACGAATATGCCGATATGAAACCCTCAATATGGGGAAGCGTGGTCAGGCCACTTTTAGCAGACAGGGGCGGTTTTGCCACCTTTATTGGGACACCTAAGGGACACAACCAGTTTTGGGATGTGTACAACAACGCTACAAAAGACTCTGATTGGTATGTCAAGACCCTTAGAGCTAGTCAGACAAACCTGCTGCCTGATGCAGAATTAGCGGATGCTGCCAAAATGATGTCGCAAGACCAGTACTTAGCTGAGTTTGAGTGCGACTTTGAAAGTTCCATACTTGGAGCGTATTACGGCAAAGAGATGCGGCAACTTACCGACCAAGGCAGAATCACCGAAGTTAAGCATGACCCTATGTTTAAAGTGCATACGGCATGGGATTTGGGGTATTCAGACGATACTGCTATATGGTTCTTTCAGGTTATACATGGGGAAATTAGGCTATTGGACTACCATTATTCCAATGGTCAACCAGTCGCTTTCTATGCCGGAATAGTGGAATCAAGGGAAATGGAACGGGGTTATGAGTATGGCTATCACTACCTACCCCATGACGCTAGAGCCAAGACTTTAGCTTCTAATCGCTCAGTAATTGAGCAGCTAGGCGATAAGTTGCCAATTAAAACCTTACGCATAGTGCCAAATCTAGGGCTACAAGATGGTATTCAAGCAAGCCGTTTAGCTTTAACTAGAGCATGGTTTGACCATAAATGCGAGGATGGCATTGAGTGTCTGCGGCAGTACCAACGGGAATACGATGAGGACAAAAAGGTATTTAGGGATAAGCCAAGACATGATTGGACAAGTCACGGTGCGGATGCTTGGCGGTATTTGTCTATTGTATGGAAGGATGAAGCCAAGATTGTTACTAAAGATGAACCAATTAGGGGTGTATTCGTTGGCAAGACAGATGTTTCTATTAATGACTTATGGAAAGAAAATAAGACAAAAAGTAACCAAAGGTATTAACTTTAGGTAAAATAAGACAACATTTCGCCAAAATCTTCAACATTAGGGCAACATTATGGCAAACGACAAAGCTACGGTAGACCACACATACGAAGATTGGTACAAGACAATCATGTCTTATGAGCGCCAATACAAGCGATGGGAACAAAGAGCAGACCGAATCGTCAAGAAGTACAAAGACGATAGCCGATATGACCGTAACCCTAATGCTCGTTTTAACATTCTGTGGTCTAACGTACAGACAATTCAACCAGCTATCTTTGCAAGACTCCCAAGACCCGATGTAAGCCGTAGATTCCGTGATAACGACCCAATTGGTCGTGTAGCTTCTATGATGCTAGAACGGGCTTTAGAGTTTGAGATTGAGCATTATGGTGATTACAAGTCTGCAATGAACAACGCAGTCCTAGACCGTCTTTTGGGTGGTCGTGGCGTAAGTTGGGTACGGTATGAGCCACACTTTGCAGTCGATGAACCTGGCGAACCCGATGATGGATTTCAAGTAACCGAAGATTCAGACGAATCAGAAACCCCAAAAGGCGAAGCAAATGAGAACCCTGAAAGAATTGAGTACGAGTGCGCTCCAGTCGATTATGTCCATTGGAAAGAGTTTGGACATTCGCCAGGTGCTAGAACATGGGAAGAAGTTACTTGCGTTTGGCGCAAAGTATATATGTCGCGCCCTGCGTTGGTTGAGCGATTTGGTGAAGAACTTGGTTACAAGATTCCGTTAGACACTAAACCAGCAGACGATAAGAACTCCTATAAACCTACAGACGGTGTATATGAAGCGGTAATTTATGAAATTTGGGACAAAGAGACCGGCAAAGTTCTTTGGATTTCTAAGTCTTTGGGTAAGATTATTGACGAGCGTGATGACCCATTGCAGCTTGAGAACTTCTTTCCTTGTCCTAAGCCCCTGTATTCCACACTTACAACAGATTCATTAGAGCCAATACCTGACTTTGTAATCTACCAAGACCAAGCGAGGGAATTGGACACTTTATGTGACCGCATTGATGGACTGATTAATGCACTTAAAGTCCGTGGTGTATATGATGCAAGTTCTAGTGAGTTGCAACGCCTATTCTCTGAAGGTGAGAACAACACCCTAATTCCAGTAGATAACTGGATGGCTTTTGCTGAAAAGCAAGGTATGAAGGGTGCAATTGACCTTGTAGACATTACCCCATTTGCACAGGCCCTAGCCCAATGTTATCAAGCAATGGAACAGGTTAAGGGTCAAATCTATGAATTGATGGGTATTGCCGACATTCAACGGGGACAATCAGACCCCAATGAGACCCTTGGCGCACAGATTATCAAGTCCAACAACGCATCTGGTCGATTAAAGACCATGCAACACGCAGTTGTAGACTTTGCTACTAGCATCCTGTCGATTAAAGCGCAAATTATTTGCAACCACTTTACCGATGAGACATTGGTTGGTATTTCAGGTGCAATGCAGTTATCTGACCAAGACAAGCAGCTTATTCCTCAAGCGATTGCCCTTTTAAGAGACCAGGCATCTAAGAACTTCCGCATTGAAGTCACATCTGACTCAATGATTTATCAAGATGAACAGCAAGAAAAACAGGACAGAGTTGCTTTCCTATCTGCTGTTGGTCAATATCTACAGATGGCTATGCCTGCTGCACAAGCAAGTCCTGAACTTGTCCCAATGCTAGTAGAAATGCTTAAATTTGGTGTTACTGCGTTTAAAGCCGGTAAACAGTTGGAAGGCATTATTGATGAAACTGCCGATAAACTGCGTGAAACCGCACAACAACAAGCCGGTC